CCGAAGGTTTTTAGATCTGTCAACGACAGGTTGTGGTCGTTGATCAGTGAAGCTCTTTCGTTAAAAAGAGAGTAGTAGATTTCATCTCGATTTCTTCGAGATCTGGTCACGAGTGCTAGTCCCTTGGGGGGACCTTGCGGGGTAACTATGTTGCTCTTCAACGTTATCAGCTGAAGAGTCTTCGAATTCGGGTCCGTGGATTGGAGGAGGGACCTCTGAAGCGGGGATGACTGTGCCGGATATCGATTCGAAGAACAATATGTCGACATCCACCTACTCCTTGGCATACCTATTCGGCTGCCTAGTGTGGTGGAGGGTCCTCTAGAGCTACTTGAGTCTGAAACTCATCAAATCTGCATTGATAGTTTCTATCTCTTCTTAAGCTAGAAGACCTACGGCTCCCATGGCCATATTGGCTAGCGGGTCGATGTAGCTCTTGTTAGATTTGTAGAACTTCTCGACCGACTTGCCTGCATGCTAGATGATGCTAGGAAGGCTATCATACATATAGGTCCCAAGATTAGGGATGTAAGATTAAGCTGCTGAGCCTATAGCTCCTAGCATTCCGTCGACGAAGCCTCCTTGAATCCCGGCACTGTTTAGTGACCTGGCGAAGGCGTTGTTGACTCGAGGATTGGCGACGTAGTTAGACTCGATCACCGCCTCTATGGTGTACTCCACGTTGGTACCTTCAGCTAGCGAAACCATGGGCTTCTCTATGATAGCGAAGGTGACATACTCAGCTGCGAAGGAATTGTCTGCAGACGCACTACCGAATCCTAGCCCCATCTTAGTACCGCATTCGTGATTAACGATCGCGTTCTGGAGGCTAATCTTGCCGTGATTGGTCTTGATGCTCTCAGAGTGGTAAACTGAGCGTTGAAGATCATCAATAGACCAATCTGTGGATTCGTCGTCATCAAACATGCTGCCAACGGGGAAGTAACCATACTTCACAACTCCAGACAGAGTGGCCTCAGGACCGGTAATCAAACCGCTGAACCTGCTTGCCCATATCATGGCGTTGTTATAGACTTCGGAGCCATCACTACCGTAAAGGGATGTTTAAGCGTAAGCGTGAGTGTTTGAATCGAAATGCTTAAACTACAGATTACCTTTGGTAGTGGTGTTCGAGAACTAAAAGAGGTATAGTCCCGATAATTTTGCGCCGTCTCCCAGAGAACCGCCGCCTCCTTTGCTATACATAGCGGAAAGAGTCGGACAGAACATTATCACGAGGTAATCTAGCGTCTTACCATCGATCTGGGGGTTACCGAGGGTCGTCTGAACAGTGGGGCTGTTTCCTCCGGTAGAGTAGTAGGACTGATTGATCGACATGGTGCTAGTTAAGCACCCGGTTGTCGAAGACGATCGGTTCATTCCCGCTACGAATTTGCACTCGAACCTGCCTGGGTAGTGCTTG